TCCTGTTGCCCAGTCATTAGAAAATTGTTCTTCATTCTTGTAAATAAAGCCTACGTCTAAAACACTTTCAGTTAATTTAATCGCTTCGGGTTCTACTTCGTTTCCTTTGTCCGTGTATCTACTCCAAAACTCTTTATGTATTCCGTATTTTTCTTGTATTGCTAATTCTAAAATATAGCTTTTAGTAGTTTGAGAAAGACGTTCCCCCTTTGTGCGGGGGTTCGTCATTATTTTACCGATTTGTGAACAACGTACTTTCATAATAACAAGGCTTTTTCTTGTGCTTCAGTTAATTGAAATTTCTCTTTTAACTTTTCGATAGTAATTTTACCTTCGTTAATTGCTTTTAAAGCATCGGTAAATCTTTTGTTATCCAACGTTTCTTTTTTAGGTTTTTCTTGTTCACCTGAAGCGTCCGTGTCTTTGTCGGTTACTAATCCTAAAATTGAACTTAAACAGTACCTACGAAAATACGTAACGCCCGAACCAAAACTTTGAAAGTCGTTCATTCCTTTTAATTGTACGTATGGAATTAAAGTATTTGAATCAATCATTTCGCCACTTTCAACGTGAAATAAAACCGTTTTAAGATAGTTTAATCCGTCTTGTGAGTTAATTAACTGTGTGAATCCTAATCCGTGTTTTTGTAGTAATGGATTTACTTCGCTAAATATTTTAGGGAGATCCGAATATGAGTACCCATATCCTTGTGTTTCTTTGTGAATTACTTTCACTTCTTGCTGGAACGCCGCCAGACTTTTTAATAAATGTTTCATAATAACTTTGTTTAATTTTCTACAAATATAATATTAATTTTTAATATAATAATAGTTTTAAAAAAAAACTACAAAAATTTCTTTAAACCTTGTGCGCAGCGTTCAATTGAGTTTGCACGTTCCTGAAGGCTTGTTATTTGTTCAAGTATAGTTTGCTTACAATCACTTGTAAAATACCCGTGTGACGTCGCTATTAAGGGTATTAAGCCATTTGAACGAATGTAATTAACCATTTTGCGTAAACGTACGCCAGTCATTTTAATTTTATATCCGTTGTTTTGTAGATACTGGTTCATGCGTGTTACTATTAATTCGCTCTTAATCGGATTGTTTTTTTTATATTGTCTAAATCCGTGAATTACTATATTTAGTATTTCCATTTCTTCAGCTGTTAATTCGCTGGTGTGTTCTTCAAATCCAGTAATCATTTGTAAATGTTTTTAATGTTATTCTTTTCAGCATATCTAATTACAAAGTCTTGCGCATCTTCTAACCTTTGACTTGAATAAAGATACTGCCTATTTCTACGAACGTAAAAATAATTATAAATGTAACCGTACTTGTTTTTTACCTTAGTTGGGTAAATCCATTTTAATTTAATTTCCATACTTATTTGTTTTATGTTTGTCAAAAGTAATATAAATTATTAATATAGTTCTAATTCCTTACATTTTTTTTTATAAGTTGCTATAATTTCTTTTAGTTCCTCGATCGTGAACTTTCGTGTTTTTGTAGCTTCAGCGCTTAAATTCTCAAACTCTTCTATTCCTATTTTCTTTAATAGGTTTTCACGGTAGTAAATTAAATTACCACTTAAATAAGTATTACAATGTTCGCATTGAAGATGCACGTTGCGTTCATCAAAACGTACGGACCAATGATTATTTGAGTTGTAGAAGTGTCCCGCATTCTCTTTTAAGGGTTTCTTTTGACACGAAATACAAAGGTTACCAGCATCACGTAAACGAATATATTTATTAAATACTTGCTGCGCTAATTTAATATAGTCCTGGACAGTCATTAAATCGGCTTTTAACTTCGCTTTTTTCTTTTGCCAGTTCTTTTGTTTTACGTCGTTTATCCATTCAGTTACACAATTAGGGTCGAAACAATTTTTTTGCAAAAACACGGACGGTTCAAAGGGTTGTTTACAGTACTTACATTTTCGTGTTTTCATATACAACTTTTTAATATTTCTATTGCTAATAAATTTGGTATCTTGCTTCGTTCGTAGCTCCCTTCTTTTCCTTGAGTTCCTGTAGCTGATCCCCTTGGTGCTTTTTCGTGTTGGCATTTTTTATTACCGTTAAAACATTCTGCTTTAGGTATCCATCCATTTTGATTAAAAATAGAATATAAATTATTTGTAAATATATCCGTAGGTTTTGCCCTATTATCACCGTATTTACAATACCAAACAGTAGTTCTTTCAATGTTTTTTACAAAAGGCATTTTTCTCATCATTCCCCTTGGATTTTCAATAAAAAATTTTAGACTTGGATTTATTTTTAAATAATAATTTATTAAATTTATTTGGTTATAATTTACATTATCACATTTTTTTGCATAATCGCTAACTGGTTTTATTCCTTTTCTGTGGTGACTTATTGCAGCGATTGAATAAGTAGTGCAATCGGGGCTTGTCCAAATAATATCAGGAATAAACGGAATATCTTTTACGCTTAATTTTTCAATATCAATAACTAAATTTATTTTATCAAAAGGTTGCCAATCTACACTAAATACATTAAACCCTAATTTTTCAGCTTCATTACCAATAGATCTACTACCAGCGTGTAATTCAAGAACATTCATATTTCACCGCTTATTAACATTTCTAAATGCTTATTCAAACTCTTATTTTCTTGTTTTAGCTTTATGTTTTCAAGTTCTAATTCGTGGTTTCGTCTATTCGTAGCCATCAGCATTTTATCTACGTGGTTTAAATATTGCACCGCTTCGCCTACTTCGGTTAGGCTTTTTTCCATTGAATTAATTAGGTCGGTACGGTGTTCGTGTTTTTCTTTGATGTTATCTAAACTAAATTTTATCTTCCAGTAAAGTACGTTTAAACCCGCTTTACGTTTTATCATTTCTAACATATTTCTTAATTTAAAATGGCATAGTCATTTCGCCATTTGCGTTTTCAATTGGTTTTAATTCTTCAAATGCGCCTTGCTTCATTCGTTCGCTAAACGAAAGTAATTCTTTTCCGTTTACAATATCAGGCTTTAATACAGATTGTTTAGTCGGGAAACTATTTGATTCGTGTTTTTCTTGTGCGTACTTATTGAAACTTTGGTTACCTTGCCATTCATCAACGTAATACACAAATTTACTTTTATCAAAACGTAGTAATATTTCTCCTACTTCACCTATCGAACGTGGTTTAATCTTATTGAAATAAATTTGCACTTCGTTTGTACTTGGATTTTCACGGTGTACTGTTATCATGCATTTACCTGAATTAAACCATTCACTACCACCTTTTAAATCATGTGGCGTAGGTGCGTTTCTTTTACCGTTTTCCTTTTCAGTTAGCTTAGGGTGTATTATTGTGTGAAAATGTAAGTTGTTTTCTTCAGCTAAATAATTTCTCAAAGGTAAAACGTATTCTAAATATTGTGCGTAACCACCGTATTTTTCGTATTCGTGGTTTAAGTCCTTCCAGCTATCTATTGAAGCCGTATGAAGTCCTTCTTCGTACTTTAATTCGACTGCCATTTTCCAAAAGTCAACGGGTGTTATTTTTCCTTTTGTGTCTTTTCGTGTTAATATCTTAAAATGATTTAGCACCCAGTCCATTTCACGGGTAATTTCAGCGTCCGTTATTGTGTTATGTGCTTTCGGGTCAAAACTTTTACCCGTTTTTTTGTGTAATAAATCGGCTAATATTTCAACGTTGTTACCTACATCAGGAAAATAAACTAAATGTTTCCAACCGTAAAATTTAGAAGTATTCATCAAACACTCCATTAGCACTTGCGTTTTACCACTCATAGGAAAACCCGTCCAATCCGTGCAATTACCTAAACTCATTGAATAGTGTTTATCCATTACTTCAAATCCTAAATACTTGCCTTTAACGTGGTAATTATCTCGATGCTTAAATATTTTATCTATTACATCTGAAGTTTCAGTTATTTTAAATCCGTCTATCTGTCCCATGCGAAAGTGTTGTTTGCGTTTTTTTCTTCTACAATACCAATTGGTAAATCATTACCGTACATATCAATTGTTTTAGGTCTTGCAAAATAATCAGGAGTGCAATATTTATAATTATTTTCTTTATGAAAGGTATCGTTTGCACAATTTTTTATAGCAAATAGAATATTTTGTTTTTTATATCCGTCTTTTAAAAGCTTGTTGAATTTCTTTTGTGTAACTTCATTTATCATTTCAAACTTTCTACTAAAAGAAAAATTAATAACCTCAAGCAACGCTTGAAAATCTATATATTCTTTATCTTTAACATTATCATTTACATTATCAGCTATTTTTGCCATATCATTTATGCGTTTGCTATCGCTTGCTATTGTTTGCCATCTTTTGTTAGCACCAGCTTTACCCGCTTCACTTCGTTTTTCTTTAGTTTCTTCGTACTTTACCAAGTCCCTTTTTAATTGTTGTTGAATAGGTGTAAATCCTAACTTAATAATTAAGTCGTCTGTTTCTGGGTTCTCATCATTTACATATGAAAATATAAACTTTATCAATTCACCCGCTTTGTCATTAGGTAGTTGTTCAAAAATTGCTTTTTGATCAGCGTACAAAATAAATCCTTTTTTGTCTTTTGCCATTTTAAAAAAATTAAGTCATAAAAAAAACCCTGCAAATCCCGTGCGTCTCACTTCACGTTCATTACAGAGTTTTAATAACTTCTTTAAGTTCTATTGTGTGAGACGGAACTGAATACAAATATACAAATTATTTTTTTAATTACCAACTATCTACATTCGTAACACAAAAATTTTCACCTACATTTCCTTCAAACCATACCGAGTAATCAAAACACCAAGTCTTAGAATTACCCGAACACGAATTCCTAACCGTCAACGTATAACACGTATTGTTATTTGCATCTAAAATTATCTCATCATTTGTAATAGTTCCGCAATTACATTCTTTTGAGCAGCTGGTTAAACTTAAAGAAGCTAATCCGATAAATAATACTTTTTTCATTTTACTTTTATTTTATAATTACTGTTGGTATTGCAGAATTAATTTCAAATATTTCGTCTATTTCTAATAATCCATTTGAATAAAACGCTCTGTAATACGTTAAATTCGTTTGTTGATCGTGGATTCTTTCTACTTCAGTTAAATAATATACTTTCATAATTAATCAAATTCATTATTAATTATTTTTTTTCTATTCTATATTTTCTGTATTTCCAAATAAAATCTAACAAAACATCTAATTCTTCATATTCAATATCAAACGAATAAGAATTTTTTTCATCTTCAATACACATTGACAAACCATCTTCATCTATTAAAGCTGTTATTTCTTTGTCATTTGTTGTCCAACCGTGATATTTTACCTCTGCCATAACTAATCGTTTTCTAAATTTATTCTTTCTATTGTTACTTTTAAATTGCTTTTCCAGCTGCGCATTAAGTATTTATACCTTACACATTTTGAAGGTAGTTTAAACCGCGTTAAATTACGTCTTACTTTCATTTTACACCACGTTTTAAACCTTCAATAAATTGATGCCTTGTTACTACGCTTAACTTGTTTTTAAAGTCGAAGAATTCAAACACGCTACCTTCATATCCAAAATCTATTTTCTTAGCCTTAGATTGAATAGTAAAGAAATAGTTTATTTCGTCTTTTTCTATTTCAAATGTTTTGATTCCCTGATTTCTAAATACTAAAGAGTAAATTGTGCCGCCAAACTCTTCCGCTTTTATAATAGCAAAAGGAGTACGCGTTAAATACAATTCTTTTAAAGTTACTTCTGTTTTCATTTTTCGTTTATTTTATTATAAATAGATCCAATTACTATTGCTATAAAACCAACCGCAGCCAGTAATAAAGCCATTTTTGCTTCTTCTGCCATTCTATTCTGATTTAAAGGTTTCGTTGTAGTATAAATCTCCATGTAAA